GAAAATCCAGATTTTATAACTGGAAATCAAATTGCACGAGTTGGTATAGTAGAAAATCCACAAGACTATGGTTCATCTGCAGTTTTAACTAGAGATAAAGCTAGTGCGGTTGGAGCACTTGCCTTAACTGGAACTGGTTACAGTACAGCTACATTTACAGCAGATGCATATTTTACACAAACTATTGCAACAGGATCAACTGCTGTTGGTAGAGTTGTAAGTTATGACCAAACGACTGGGGTATTAAAATATTGGCAAGATAAGTCTATGGCTGGTTTTAATACTGTCGGAACTGCTGTAACAGAACCTACTTATGGATTTGAGTTACAGGAATTTACTGCTTCTCCTACTACAGGCGGAAGTTTGACTATTGTTCCTTCATCTGGATCAAATTTATCAATTAGTACATCGTTTACAGGTCTGTCTACTGTAATAAATAATAGAACATATTATCTTGGTCAAGATTTTACCAGTGGTATTTCTAATCCAGAAGTTAAAAGACATTCTGGAAATATAATTTATGTTGATAATAGACCTTCTATTACTAGGTCATCAAACCAAAAAGAAGATATTAAAGTCGTTTTGCAGTTCTAAAAAATCATGCCCCAGCAAACTAATCTAAATGTAGCTCCATATTTTGACGACTTTGATACAAATAATGACTACCATAAGGTATTATTTAAACCTGGATATCCAGTACAAGCTAGAGAATTAAATAATCTTCAGTCAATATTACAAAATCAAATTGAAAAGTTTGGTCAACACTTTTTTAAAGAGGGTGCTAAAGTAATTCCAGGAAATACTGGATATAATCAGCTTTATTATGGAGTACAATTAAATAATAATTTTCAAGGAATACCAGTATCTGCTTATGTTGATCAGTTAATAGGAACAAAAATTACTGGCCAAAAGTCTGGAGTAACAGCAGTTGTAGATAATATTTTGCTTGCTGAAGATTCTGAAAGAAATAACTTAACTCTTTATTGCAATTATATATCTTCCAATACAAATAATAATTCTACACAAACATTTTCAGATGCTGAAAATTTAGTATGTAGTTTAGATATTACTTCAGGACTATTAAGCAATACAGTAATTACTGCAGGAGCTCCATTTGCTAGTACTATCGCTACGAATGCTTCAATTACGGGCACTGCTTTTCAAATCCAAGATGGTGTATATTTTGTTCGTGGACAATTTGTTCAAGTAGATAAAGAAACTCTTATTCTTGATCAATATACAAATAAACCAAATTATAGAATTGGTTTGTATATAAGTGAAGAGATTATTATTGCTGATATGGATGAGAGTTTGAATGATAACTCTCAAGGATTTAACAATTATGCTGCACCTGGTGCCGATAGATTAAAAGTTTCTTTATCTTTATTTAAAAAGAGTCTTAGTGATTTTGATGATAATAATTTTGTTGAATTGGCAATAGTTAAAGAAGGTACTTTAAAGGCAAAACCTAGAAAAGGTTCTCCTTCTTTTGGAGGAGGAACTTTTGATTATGATTTAACAGATACTCTTGCTAGAAGGACTTATGATGAAAGTGGTAATTATTATGTAAGACCTTTTGATATAAGTATGGCAAATTCCTTAAATGATAATATAGGGAATCGGGGTATTTTTCAATCCGGTCAATTTACATATGGGGGATCTACTCCATCTAATGGATTAGGGTTATATAAAGTCTCCCCAGGAAAAGCATATGTAAAGGGATATGAGATTGAAACTTTAAATACTACTTGGCTTGATGTAAATAAGCCAAGAACAACAAAAACTTTAGAAGATCAATCAATAATTTATAATACGGGATTGAGTGTAAAATTAAACAGAGTTTATAGAGCACCTACTATTGGAATTGGTAATACTTATTATTTAAGTTTGAGAGATCAAAGAGTTGGTGTTTCTTCAGAGACTGCCCCAGGAAATGAAATTGGTCTTGCAAGAGTTTATGATTATAGATTAGAATCTGGTTCATATAGCACAACAAATGATAAATTAAATGAATGGGGAATTACTTTATATGATATACAAAAATATACTAATATTGCTTTAAATGAATCACATACTCTTTCAATTCCATGTTTAGTTGAGGGAGAAAGTAGTGGTGCAAAGGGGTTTATTAGATATGCAGTTTCTGCTGGGACAGCTGTAACGGTATATGATACATCTGGTGAATTTATTTTAAATGAAAAATTATCTTTTAATGGTATTCCAAATGGAAGAATTGCTATAGCAGTTACAGAAAGTTCAATTTCTGATGTAAAATCTCTATATGGTACAAATGATGGTACTACAGGAATTAATACTTTTAGTGCAGATATAGTTCAAACACCAAGATGGAATGTTGGAATAGCATCAATTACTCCACTAAATCAGGGTATAAGTACCGTAAGAAGTGATCAATTATATAATCCATCTCTTGGAGTGAATGCATCTCTTTATGGAAATGAAAGTTTAAAAATAGGAGATCTAGTTCAGTATAGCGATACTACTGCGGGATCAGAAGATCCTATTGTTGCTAGAGTTACTTATGTTGGAACAGGAACTGATACCGCATCAAGTTATATTAAAGTTGCAGGTGTTGCTACAGTAACTGGAATTGCAGAAGGTGCTCTTCCATCTTCTCAATATGCTCCAACTGATTTTAAAATTTTAACTACCAATTTAAATAAGTCTTCAGATAATAGTTTATTTACAGTACTTCCTAAACCAAATGTTTCTGATGTAAATTTAACAAATGCATCTATTACTATCAGAAAGGCCTTTACTGTTGATATTACATCAAATGAAATATCAAGTCCAACTAAGCCGACTGCAGGATCTAATGAAACATTTTTACCATTTGATGATCAGAGATATTCTTTAATAAGATCTGATGGATCTACTGAATCTTTAAGTGCATCTAAATTTGCATTTAATTCTGGTGCAACAGAAGTATCTATTCGTGATTTAGGAACTAATGATACTAGTGCAACACTTGTTGCCACCTTAAAGAAATTAAAGCCTAAAGCAAAGAAAAAAGTAAAAAATAGAGTTAATTCTATAATAGTTAGTAAATCTAAAAATCAAAAATCTGGCATTGGATCAACAACTGCAAATGATGGATTAAATTATGGTACTTATCCATATGGAACTAGAGTACAGGATGAGACAATATCTCTTAATACTCCAGATGTTATTAATATTCATGGAATTTATGAATCTGCAGATACTTCAAGTCCTTCAGCACCTCAAGTAACTCTTACAACTATTAGAAGTGATTCTACTACGACCACAGAGCTAATAATTGGAGAACTTTTAATAGGTCAAACAAGTGGAGCTGTAGCAGTTTGTGCTGAGAAATTAAATGCTACCCAAATTACATATATTAACAAAAATGATTATACATTTAAAGAAGGAGAGACGGTAGAATTTCAAGAGTCTAACGTAACGGCAATTGTTAGTACTTTAAATACTCCAAGTTTTGAAATAGGTTCAAATTATAAATTTAATTCTGGACAAAAAGAATCTTTTTATAATTATGGAACAATTATAAGAAAATCAGATAGTGAATCTCCTGCTAAACAATTAAAAATTTATTTTGAAAATGGATATTATGAATCTACTGATGATGGTGACATTACTACAGTAAATTCATATAATACTTATAATTATGGAACTGAAATTCAATCGATTAATGGATTTAGTAATAGTGATATTATTGATATTAGACCAAGAGTTTCTAGTTATACTGTTGCTGAAGATGTAAGATCTCCATTAGAATTTCTTGGAAGGTCATTTAATGGATCTGGAAATTCTGCGGCCAATATTTTAGCATCAAATGAAAATATTATTACAGATATTACATATTATCAAGGAAGAGTAGATAGAATTTTCTTATCAAAAGATGGAGATTTTCAGGTTGTATATGGTGTTCCTTCAGATAATCCAGAAAAACCAAATCCTGTTGATAATGCTATAGAATTAGCTACAATTACACTTCCTCCATATCTTTATAGTCCTCAGCAAGCAGCTATTAAATTTATGGAGTATAAACGCTTCAGAATGGTTGATATTAAGAATCTTGAAAATAGAATTCAAAATTTAGAGTATTATACTGCATTATCTTTATTAGAAGTTAATACTGCTAATATGTTTGTTCCTGATAATAATGGTTTAAATCGATTTAAATCAGGTTTCTTTGTTGATAATTTTACTTCTTTTGCGACACAAGATAATAGTAATGTTAGCAATAGTATTGATAGGGAAAATAATGTATGCAGACCAAGACATTATACCAATTCCGTAGATCTTATATTTGGTCCGGTAGAAAATGTTGATTCAACCGAAGATCTTAATTTTTCTATAATTCAAGGGACTAATGTAAGAAAGCAAAATGACGTTTTAACTTTAAATTATGCTGATGTTGAATGGATAAAGCAAAGTTTTGCAACAAGGACTGAAAGTGTAACTCCTTTCCTTATTAGTTTTTGGCAAG